GTCCTAGGCTAGCTGGGATGCAAGTTGACCGAGTTAAGACTCACTTAATGTCAAAGAACATCACAAGTAGATTCGGGCAAAAAAGTTTATTAGCACGAACTAAACTTTAATGCAACAGGGGAGCCTCATACGGGCAAAGTAAACGCAACTAATGGCACACCAGATATGTTCGGGAGAGAGACTCTCGCTATGAAACATATAGGGCAAGTCATTCAAAACATAAACGTACTTACTCGTTACATACATACCTATAAGTACTATCTATATAAGTTACTCTTATACCGAAACAATCACTGAACACCTCTCATGCCAAGAAGTGTATGCAGATTTGGATTAGCATCCTCTGCTGTGTGTCTCTCCGTGTTCTCCTCCTGTGTTGTGACCTTTCCATCCAATCCGAACAATCTATTCGTTTCGCCGCGTAATGCAGCTGCTTTCATTTGATTGTGAGCTTCAACTGCTCGAATCGGCGTACTAGTTGTGACTTCATAGAAGTCAAAACAATAGCGTGCTAAACTACGGTCTCTGATGTTCCGTTGCCTACCCCAGCGTGGCATGTAATTACCGTGGTAATTTCTCTTTTCGATATACGCTTCGGCAACGTCACTAAAATGTGCCATTATCTGTCTAAATGTTGGTGCTGCATGATCCATAACTGGTCGTAATGGATACTCAACTTGCTCTTCACCATCCATCATAGTCCAAACTCCATTGATATTTGGTGATGTTCCATTTTCGATACACCAAACCATTAATCCATTGGCTATGATGGTCATTTGCTCTTCAGTGACACCATATTCATTCCGCACTCCTTCGAACCACTGTTCAAATTGTCTTTGTGTTGAGCGTGCATTAGATAAATCCGTTTGAACGGGATTGTAAGTCATGAGATGTCCCATGTGCATAGCATTTTTCCCTTTAAACTTGGGCACTCTCATTTTTGCAACCATTCCGGTGAGTCGTGGTGCGGATACGACTCTCGTTGTGCCAACATTTATATCCTTGTCTGGTCTATTGGCAACTTTTCCTGGTCCTTGCGACTTTATCATTTCTCCTCCGATGTTTAACTTATCAGCGTTTGGAGGAGTGTCCTTTGCTCTCGCCTCTTCCTGAGCTTGTTGATCTGATGGCATAGTCTCTTTTCCTGGCCTCCGGTCGCTCTTTGGTGGTGTTGAAACACCAGCATTTAACTTTTCATCCATCTGATGATAAACAAAAAGACTCTCATCCGCTTCAATTTCATTCAAGGCCTGAACGTACTTTTCGAGCTCTGATTCAGTAGGATCAATGTCCATGTATAGTTTTCGCAGAGCTGTCTCAGCTATGTATGGTGCTTTGCCTTCAGCCGCCAATGCATTGTATGGTGCTTGTTCTAAAACCCATGAGTAAAATTTACGTATTTCATGAACAAGATCGTCATAACCCCAAGCCTCAATCATTGATGCACAAATTGCTTCAAGCCTATGAACGGGCTCTTTTGAACGGTTCCATTCCAAGATTGAAACAATTCTTTCTTTTTCGAGCTTTGGTATGAAGACACCATCCCTATTCATGCCCATGTGTGACATAAACCACAAATCACTCTTATTTCTTGTTCGTGTTGAAAAGTCATATTTCAGACCTAAATTTTTAAAGTGATCTGTGAATGTATCAAGTATGTGCTCATATTTGGGTTCAATTGCTATCAACAAATCGTCCCCGTTTACAAAATATCTGCACATGCTGTCGTGCTTATCTTCTTTGAAACCTTCAGAGAGTAAGGCATATTTCATGGCCAATATCACCATTAAAGTGTTGTCGACAACTGTCGATGGTTGCCCACTGTTGTTCCC